ATCTATGAATATTGAAGTGCCAGAGATTTCTGTAGATATTCCTGAGATACCTGTAGAAGTTCCTGAGATTGAGGTGGTTGAGGAGATTCAAGAAATTGAGGTTAGCGAGCCTGTGGTTGAAGAAATCGCTGAAGTTGAGTTAGAGACTCCAGAAGAATTAAAAGAACAAAATATGGAAGAGGACATGAAGGAGAGCCAAAATGAAGCAGAACAAACGGCAGAATCAGAGGTTGAAGCAAATGAAAACAGCGAGTTATCAGACTCCAGTGAAGCCGAAGTCAAAAGTGACGAAAGTAAAGTCGTCAAAAAAAGTAAATCTAAAGACAGCAAAAGTAAAAAGAAAAATGGTGCTAAAGAGCAAACAGCCAAAAACACCTCTAATAAAACAACTAAAAATAACAAGCCAAAAGTTGTGGCTAAAGTTAAAAAGCCTACTACAAACGCTGATAAATTAGGACAGATAAATATTACAACAATGGTTTATTTGCAAGTAATACCGCAAACAATTACAATACAAGAAACAGTGTCATTGACACAGGAGATGATATATGAGCAAGACATTGGTGCTCTCGCCAGCAGTGATGCTTACGATAGTCTTATCGGTAGTGCCAGCAGCAGGTGGGTTCGTATGGTGGATGTCAGACCTAAGCACACGTTTAGTGGCTATGGAAGGTAGTTTAGCCAGTAGTGATACGGGTACATTGAATGACAGACTAACTCAAGCAGAAGAACGAGTACAGTTCAACAGTGATAACATTGATGATGTTTGGGAAAGTTTTGAGAAAATGGATACAGAAATGGGAGATATAGAAGATAAACTCTCTGCTTGGATGGAAAGAGAACTATCTAAAGTATACGATATTATTAATGACAACCCATTAGGAAACTAATATGGCAGATGTAAGAATACCTTTTGGAGGCTGGGGACGCTCTACTTGGGGCTCTCAAGCTTGGAACGAAGGTACCTTAAATGTTACTGGAACTACAGCTATAGGAACTGTTGCTGTATCAATAGACCACTCTATAGCTGTTACAGGTAATCAAGGCACAAGTGCAGTGGGTTCAGTATCAGTCACTCAAGGTGCAGGAGTTAACGTATCAGTTACAGGTCCTGGTGCTACTTCCGCTTTAGGTTCAGAATCAGTTACAGCAGAAGCGAATGTTACAGTTACAGGTTTAGCAGGTACAAGTGCTTTAGGTACTGTAACGCAACAAACTAATAATTCTGTCTCAGTAACAGGAGTAGCGGCCACCACAGGTCTTGGAAGTTCAAGTCAAACAGGAGGAGCTACAGCCTCTCCTACAGGTGTTAGTGGCACTTGTGAAACGAACGGATTTACATTAGTATGGGGTTTAATAGATACATCTCAAACACCAAATTGGACAGATATAGCAGCATGATAATTGAAGCAAAAAAATTAGATGATGGTATAATACAATGTAAATATGAAGTACATCTAGAATGTTCTAATTGTGGAATGAGTGTAGATGCAGAGGAATATAAATCAGGGACTTGCTCAGATTGTGGTGCCACGTGGAATGGAAAGCGACATACCAAAATTCACGTTACAAGTGTTCCATTAGCAGGTAAATCAAGCTAATAGGAGAAAGAAATGGCTAGTTCATATTCAGACTTAAAAATTGAATTAATTAATACAGGTGAGCAATCAGGTAGTTGGGGTACAACTACTAATACTAATTTAGGAACAGCAATAGAAGAAGCTATAGTAGGTACTGTTGATGTAGCTTTCTCAAGCGGTCAAGTAACTCTTACTTTATCAAACTCAAATGCTACACAATCAGCTCGTCATCTAAGACTTAATTTAACAGGTACATCAGGTGGAGCACAGAACTTAGTTGTTCCAGCAATACAAAAAAATTACTTAGTTAATAATGGCACTGATGACACTATTACTGTTAAGACTCCTTCTGGTTCAGGAATTGGAGTACCATCAGGTAAAACTATGTGGGTATATAACAACGGCACTAATGTTGTTGATGCAGTTACTGCTGTGACATCTTTACAATCAGACGGTGGAGTGACAGTAGATAATATAACTATTGACGGTACAGAGATTGATTTATCTTCTGGTGACTTACTAATAGATGTTGCTGGTGATATTAATTTAGATGCCGATGGTGGTGATATTTCATTTGAAGATGCAGGTACAGAGGTAGGCAGAATTAACATGGATAGTAGTAACCTGACCCTTAGGTCAGCAGTTAGTGACAAGGATGTCATTATTCAAGGTAATGATGGTGGTTCTAACATAACAGCATTAACGTTAGATATGAGTGAAGCGGGAGCTGCTAGTTTCAATAGTACAGTTACAGCAAACGCTGGTGTGATAGTAGATAATATAACTATTGATGGCACAGAGATTGATTTAAGTTCAGGTGATTTAACTCTTGATGTTGCTGGTGATATTAATTTAGATGCTGATGGTGGAGATGTCATTATCAAAGACGCTGGTACAGAAATAGGTAGATTTACTAATAGTTCGTCTGACTTTGTAATTCAAAGTGCTGTTAGTGACAAAGACATGATATTTAAAGGTAATGATGGTGGTTCAACTATAACTGCTTTAACCTTAGATATGTCGGGAGCGGGTGCAGCAACCTTTAATAATGATGTAACTGCATTTTCTGATGAGCGTTTAAAAAGTGATATTGAAACAATTAAAAACGCCTTAGATAAAGTAACTAACATGAGAGGTGTTACTTTTACTAGAGAAGGTAGACAAGGCACAGGTGTGATTGCTCAAGAAATGCAAAAAGTAATGCCAGAAGTAGTACATGATGAAAATGAGTATATGTCAGTTGCTTACGGCAATCTTGTTGGTGTTCTTATTGAAGCAGTTAAAGAATTAAAAGCAGAAGTAGACGAACTTAAAAAGGGAAAATAGATGGCAATACCGAGTTCAGGGCCGTTAGCATTATCAGCTATCCAAACAGAGTTTGGGGGTAGTAACCCTATATCCATGTCTGAATATTATGCTGGTGGTAGTAATGTGCCTTCTGGTACAACTGGAGACAGTGGGTCTATTCCTTCATCTGGAGCTATTGCTGTAGGTCAGTTTTATGGTTCTACTAATAGAGTAGCTATTGCATTAACTATTTCATCAACCACACAAAACTACAATATTTATGCCAACAGAGGTGGCACATATTCTGCAGGTAACTCAGATGTAACTCTAACCGTACAAGCAATCGTTGGTTCAACAGGAGCATCTGGATTAGACACAGGTAGTCAATGGACTTCAGGTGACACCATTAAAATTATTAACAATAGCCAGATTGTAGGTAAAGGTAATGCTGGTGGAGCTGGAGGTGCTAGAAGTGGAGGAGGCTCTGCTGGTACAGCTGGACAACCAGCTATAAATTTAGGATACCCAGTCACAATTCAAAACAACGGAGGATTTATCCGTGGTGGTGGCGGTGGCGGTGGCGGTGGAGCTGGTGGTAGCTTCACACAGCCTGGCGGTGGACAAAAAGGTCAAGTTCCAACCACAGTACAATTCGGTGGTGGTGGAGGTGGCGGTGGAGCTGGTCAACAAGGCGGTGCTGGTGGTGCTGCTGGAGGCACTAACAGTCAATCAGGAGCCACATCTCAAGCTGGTGGAGCAGGTAGCATAAGTGGTGCTGGTGCTGGAGGTAATGGTAGTGCTGGTGCTCAGGGCAGTGACGGTGGTGGTTCTGGTGGACATTTCGGTAACGCTGGTGCAGCTGGGCAAAACAGTAATCAGGCCTCTGGTGGAGCTGGTGGTGCCGCAGGAAAAGGTATAAACTTAAATGGTAATCAATTAACATGGGAAGATGGACAAGGTAATGTCCAAGGAGCAGTGTCGTAATGAGTAATCCAATTTGTATGAGAGCATACATAAATAACAAAAAAGTTACTAACCGTGTGTACTTTGCGGGTAGCGAAGACGCTGAGGTGGTAAAAATTAAAAAACAAGTAACAGATGTATTTACTTCTGAAACTTTTCCATATGAGGTTCAAACATGGGGAGTAGATACAGATGGTAATGTTTTAACTTTCCATCAATGTTCTTGCGACCCAGATTATAAAGACAGTGATAAAATGCAAAATAGTATTTTAATTGATAGAGATTTTTTAAGATATATCTATAACCTTGATACTAAAACAAAAACTATAGAAATTTTTTACAAACCAGGTCAAGCTCTACCTGTAGTTAGTTTAGGTTCTGGTATAAGTGTATTATATATTACTGATATGTGTAACTCAGATTTCGAACTACAACAAACGCAATCTATCTATGCACAAGGCTCCAATGACGATATTTGGGCTTGGGCTCAATCATTGAAATCTGACATTGTAATGCCTATATCAAAAAGTAAAAAAGTAGCTCACGCAGATGATTCATTTTGTTTTAGATTTAATAAAGACAAAGAATTAGTATCAGTGTCTTTATATACTCATTTAGAAAGATATCAAGTATATGGAGAGGGTAATAGTCTTTATGTAGAATACACTTGTGATTTTGCTGATGAGATTACTAACTTAGCTGATACAGAAATAGTACTACCTAAAACAGACAATCACGGTAATCGCATAGCTCAAAGTGTTAATAAAGCTAATATTGGTGAGTATGTAAAAGTTCCTAAATCAGACGGAAGTGGTGGCTATGATAAAGTACTTCTCAAGGATTTATAACGATTCAGGAATAGGTCCTACACACGTTACAACTAGAACAGGACATATGACTATTAGACGTTGGGGTATAT